GAAAGAAGCAGGACCACAGACCATCATGTTATCACTAGCGTCTACTGTGATATTAGATGATATAGTTGCTTTATTTTCATAGCCACCGTTGATTGATTTAATCATACCGAATTCAATTGAGTTTTCTCCAGGTGTAGATTCACCTAAAGATTTTCCAATGTATACGACATAAATATTATTAGTACCTGTTGGAGGTGCTGCTGTAAAACTTAAAGTTGTTCCACCCGATACAGTATAAGCTGAATGTGGATCTTGTCTAACATTTCCAACGAAGACTTCTATTTCGTTGGTGTTACCAACAGATTGTGAAAGTGTAAAATTAGTAGTTGAGTTATCACCAGAGAACTGCGAAGAGTTCATGGTTAGTAGGTTTCCTTTTGGACTGTTTCCTAAATATGCCATGATTTCTCCTATGTACTTATATCATCTACAGCGCCAACAATAGTATCTAAAGAAGAAGCAGTGTCTGATTGTACATACAACTGATCTCCTGAAGCAAGTACTATCTTCGAGCCTCCGTCAATTAGTTCTAATGATCCGCCGCTTACGACCGGTGCATTTTTAATTAAATAATAATCAGTTGATGATCTTTTGATAAAAGCATCAACTTGAATTGTTGAAGTTGTTGTGTTAGCCATTCTAACACTAATTAAAGTATCAAAACTATTGGCAGCTCCACCTAAAGCATCAACTGCTGATGTTCCTGTGTTTCGTGTTAAATAATTTCTGAAATTTTGTGCCATAATTTATTCCTTATACTACAAGGCGATTGACATTGCAATGACAAAGCCGTTGCTTGGTACTCCTACAATTGTATCTGATGCATCTTTATATACCGCTTTACTTGCTGGTAATGTACAAAATACATCTTTAGTCCCTGCTGAAAAATCGACTGCGCTGTCTGAGTTAGAAGATGAAATGATAGTTGTTCTAGCCAATGTTCCGGCCGCAACGGTCCCAAGTCCAACTTCGAATTCTGCACCGCCTTGTAAAGCGATTGCATAATAAGTTGTATTGGTATTTCCAATAGCAGAAGAAAAAGTTTCAAAACCAGTTACCGCTCCATCCAAAGTGAACGTACCGGTACCAGTAGTCGTACTAGTTTCTTTTACTCTATCATTTACTACTAACGCCATTTGTATTCCTTATAAAAATTACGCGTCGCCAAGTCTAATGATTGCATTAGATGAATCAGCAGTTGGGAACTGAATAACGAAATCACCGTTAGTTGCAGTTTTTGATCCGCCGAAATCTAAAACTAATACTGCTTCATTAGAAGTTCCTTTATAAATCAGAGCGCCCACTGCAGTTAAAGTTACAGAACTAAAAGTTAAATCTGCAAAGTCAACATATGCAATGTTACTTGATACTGCAACACCATTATTAGTTAAAGTATTTCCACCTGCTGTATAGTTTGTACCAGATGAAGAAACTTCATTAGTAGTTGTATAAGCTGTAGTCGAAGTACTGAAACCACCTAACGATGTATAAAGTGCAAGTTTGAAAGTTGATCCGCCAGAATCAAAATCAAACACACCACCAAGTAGGTCTGTTTTAAAAGAGTCAGGTACTATGTTTGCCATTTATTTGTCTCCTTAATTATTTAGGGTGATGGTGATTTGAGAGGTGTTCGAATAACTCCATCTTGATATTCGTCTCGGCGTCTACGACCTTGTTGTTCGATCGCGTACGATTGTAAAGCTCGTTTAAAAGATCCTTCGTAGTATTGTAACATATCTGCAGGACCTTTCAAGTATCCATATGCTTCTACCAGACATCCATACAAAAGTAAATCCTGATATTTATTAGATGTATAAGTACCTTGTGTGCTCCCTGGTGAAACGGTTATTGAATCTGGTTGTTTTGTATAGGCTAAAGTAATTAAATTTGTGCTGTTTGGAGTAGGTGCTACTACCCAGTAATTAGCGTCCCAATTAGCATAATATTTAGGTAATCCAGATTGAGTTCCTGGTGTGTCATAAAAAGTTGCCATATATGAGGTATCTTTTTTTTCTAAAAAAGTTTGATTACCAGAAGAATCTGTTAATTGCACATATCGAATAAATCTTAAATCAGATGGAATAGTTACATATCTATTTCCAGATTGTAAATTAGATGTTGCATAAAATCTATTATCATCAGAATCAGCTTCTCTATATATTCTGTTTTCTGCATTTTTAATAATACTTTCTAAGATTGTGTTAGATAATACAGAGTCATCTACTTCTGTATAGTTTCTAATATCATCTTGTAGATTTGCTAAAGTATAAGCCATTACTCTGATCCTCCATGTTTCCTACGTATCTTTTCTTGTTTATCTGTTCTCACTTCTTCATAAAGTGCAAGATGAGGGTCCTGTTTTTCAGGTATAAATATATTTTTAATCCAATTAATTAATTTTTTAATCATGGTGATATAGTTATGGGTCCTACTGAACAGCCATAACCTCCTCCTTTTATATTACCACTTGTAGCAGTATTTGTGTCAACTGTAAAAAAGAAAAAATTAGTTGCTAAATAATCACTTGATGCATCTCGCGCACCATTTTTATATTTTCCAGTTCTTATTGTGTATCCAGCTGCTTTTGCAATATTAGATCCTGATATACCATCAAAACTTTCAGGGTCAGCATAAACAAAACCACTTCCTGCAGAAGTAGTTGGTGGTCCTCTAAATCTATATACAGTATTATCTGTTAAACCATGACCAGGTGAAAATACATTTATAATTCCAGATCCTGCTTCGTATGTTTCAAAACCATTATCTATTATTCTTACCGTTGTAGCAGGTTCTGTTCTATCAGGTCTAACTTGTAGTAATGCGATACCATCTCCTCCCACAGGTTTAGGTTCTAATTGTGGTTGTTTAGGTTCGTATTCTGTGTAATGCACAAAAGAACCATTCCATTCTCTAACCATTTCTCTGTATGGAAATTCAAGTCCTGATCGATCAGAAATTGCTTTTGAATGTTTTCCTGTTGCGTATTTAGACATTAGGTTCCTGGGTAATAAGCTTTAGGTGTAATAAATGTACTTGAAGCTGAACCATCTTCTTGTAATGCTCTTTGAAATTCATCTTCATAAAGTAATTTTAAATTTTGAGTTAGTTGTGGAGCATACTTCATAGATAAATAATAAGATAAACCTGAAACCATACATGGTACAAATCTAAAAGGTAAATCAGTTGCATTTGTATAAGCACCAATGTCTTGTATTCTTTTTATGTAATAAAAGTGCATATCTTTAGATGCACTACTTGAATCTGGAGTAGGATAAACATTAATACTAACATGATCAATAAATCTTTGCACCCAATATTGATTTGGTGTGCCTTCTGATAATTTATTTGAAAATGCAGCGTAAGTTGATCTATCTACTTTAGTCATTGGACTATCAGATTGATCTGTTTGAGTTCTATTGGATCTTAATTGTGCTTCAAGGACATCGGACATTCCATAAATACCATTTGGATTTGATACAGCACTTGTGCCATCCGCAGCTGATCTAAAAAATTTATATTCAGCTTGTCCTTGTATTAAATCAAGATCAAGTTCGTCTATTTCCCAATAGTGAATACCTCTATTACCCCATTCTTGAAGCATTATGTTTAATGATCTTCTTGAAGTTTTTAATTGATATCCTGAAACTTGTTGAATACCTATTCGTTCAAAAGCCTCTTCTACTATTTCATCAATAGAAAAAGTTTTGTCGAACGTTGTAGTTCCCGAAGTAGTATTAGCCATTTAAACTCCTAGCCAGTGTAGCCGATAGTAACTGAAGTAGTGTTAGTTAAATCTAAATATATTCCAGTTCTACATCTGATACCGCTTCCTGGAACATAAATATCTAATCCTTCAGTTCCGCAATTACCTTCGAATACTAAAGCACCTGTATTATCTGTTCCATCATATAGTTTGATATTACTATCTGCAACACCTTCAACTTGAATATATGTTATTCTAGCTGGTCCAATAAATGAATCTGTTGCGTTTGTTGCTCTACCAAATCTACCGTCAGAAGTTCTTGTGGAAAACTGTTGGTCTGATGATGCCATATTTTTTCTCCTTAAAATTTTATGTGGGGCCAAAGCCCCACACTAATTATTTATTACGCTTCTTTAGCAAATACACCTTGAGCATCAACAACTGTCCAATGTGCTGTTGAGTTCAAAGATGCTATTACTACAAAGTCACCAACTTTTGATGTAGTTTTTGTATTAATAAGATCTTTATTATCTGTTAAAGATCCAGCGTACAAAATACCATCATTAGCATTTGGACTAATAGTTAATGTATTAGTTCC